AACTGGCACCTCTTTCTAACAAAGACATAAATCAGCTTATCGTATCGATAGCTGAAAAAGAAAACAAAGAAATACCAGAAGATGTGCGAGAGAAAATGGTGGAATACAGTGAGGGTTCCGCTCGTAAAGCTCTGGTGTTCTTAAATTCCATTATAGATATGGAAGACGAAGATCATATGATTATGGCTATCGGTGATAGTATCGAAGAAGAAAAAGCAATAACGGTAGCACGCTTGCTCTTTAACCCTAAAACTAAATGGCCCGATATGGCTAAGGTGTTGCGTGGTGTACAATCAGAAGATGCTGAAAATATGCGTTGGATGGTACTGGGTTACGCTAAATCTATATTAATTAAAGGGGGTAAGTTATCTTCAAGAGCTTATCTCGTTATAGATTCTTTTAGTGAAACATTCTGGAATACGAAGCACGCTGGGCTTGCCGCCGCTTGTTACGAAATAATTACAGGATCATAAAAAGTGGTGATTAGCGATAATAAGTAAAGGAGTTCTATATGCTTGATAAAGATATTGATTTTTTCGAAATAGATAAAACAAATTTAGATACAGAATGGATGGACCAACCCAAGTTGTTCTATCAATATGCTAAAGAATTAGCCGATGCCAACATGGATGTCGAGGTGTGTAAAGCTAACGTAGAATTAACCAGAGCTAAATTAAGCAAGCGTATTCGCACCAAACCTGATAAATACGGGCTGGCTAAACCTACTGAAACGGCAATAGCGAACGCGATTCTAACGCATAGCAAGTATCAAGAAGTTCTTGCTGTTTTTATAACAGCGAAACACCATGCTGATGTTACTCTTGCGGCGGTACGTGCATTAGACCATAGGAAGTCAGCATTAGAGCGATTAGTTTCGCTTCATGGTCAGAACTACTTTGCTACACCTAAAGCACCAGACGGAGCTGGAAAGGAGATGGCCGATGATATGATGAAGAAGAAGGCGAGGAGGCGTAAGAAATGAGTTCTGGTATGCTTGTACTAACATATTTTCTTACGCTTCCCCTGCTACCATTCGTAGTTTATTTTTGCGTGAAGTTTGGTACCTTTGCTTACTACAAAGGTAAACAATTAGCCAATAAAAAAGACAGTAACAACAAGTAAAAGGAGAACTCAATGTCAAAAAAGTCAAGAAATAAGAAGAAGACCCGAAGTGCCTCAAATGCGGCTAAAAGACGAGCCCAGAAGCATAAAGGTATGTTTGATCCGACAGCGTTTAGCGTGCCTGAAGGCGTGTCGTTGTTCGTGATCAAGGACGAGAAACCAAAACGCTTGGACATCTTGCCTTATGCAGTAAAGGGCGACTCCAATCCATACGCCGACAAGGGTGAACTACACTACGAAAGAACGTACTACGTTCACAGAGGTGTCGGTGCTGAAAAGAACAGTTACGTTTGTCCAAGCAAAACTGCCGGACTGCGTTGTCCCATTTGCGAGTGGAGAACAAAAGCTACGGCTGATCCAGATGCTGATGAAGAAACAATCAAGAAGTTGGCTCCGAAAGAACGCCAGTTGTTCAACGTGATTGATCTCAAAGAGAAAGATAAGGGTATCCAACTTTGGGACATCTCTTATCATCTGTTTGGTAAAAGACTTGATGCTGAAATTCGAAACGCCGATGAGGACGAGAATTACGATACGTTTGCTGATCTCGAAGGCGGCTCAACACTTAAGATGGTGTTTAGTGAGCAGTCATTCAATAAGCAACCGTATTTCGAAATCGAATCCCTGGCCTTTAAGGCCCGTAACGAAGACTACGATGACGACATTCTTGATCAGGTTGCCGATCTTGACGATGCCATTATTCTTCTGGAGTACGATGAATTGAAAAAGATCTTGCTCCAAACAACTGAAGACGAAGATGAGGATGGCGGTAAGAAAAAGAAAGCAACCAAGAAGAAAACAACTAAGAAGAAGGCAACCAAGAAGAAAGACGAAGACGAAGACGACGATGACGATGCAGATGATGATCTCGATGACGATGACGATGTAGACGACGACACAGACGACGATGACAACGATGACGACGTAGACGACGATGACGTAGACGACGACGATGATGCAGACGACGCAGATGATGACGACGATGACGACGTAGACGACGATGACGACGCAGATGACGACGATGCAGATGATGCAGATGACGACGATGCAGATGATGCAGACGACGATACCGACGATGACGACGACGATGTAGACGACGATGACGATGCCGACGACGATCTCGACGACGATGACGACGACTGGGACGACGACGATGACGACGAACCAGAAACCAAGAAGAAAGCAACCAAGAAGAAAGCAACCAAGAAGAAAACAACTAAGAAGAAGGCAACTAAGAAAAAGAAGTAACTAACTTGTCATAACTTGCAGGGCTGGTGGGCGTATGGAACAGGGATACAAACACCAGCCCAGCTCTTAAAGGTGGCATATGAAAACTAAGGATATTAAAGATAAACTAAAAAAGAAGAAGACAAAGAAGGACAAGCCGTTATATCTTTCCACCGGTTCAACCCTACTAAACCTTGCGTGTTCTGGAAAGGTGCAAGGTGGGTTTCGTGCTGGTAAGTATTATTTTTTAGTAGGAGATTCAGCAAGCGGTAAAACTTTTCTGTCATTAACTTGTTTAGCAGAAGCTGGCATAAATCCTGCTTTTGGTGATTACCGTTTCATATACGATAACAGCGAAGACGGTGCACTTATGGACATCAAGAAGTTTTTTGGTCCAGCCGTATCAAGAAGAATGGAAGCACCGAGTACCGAAAAAGACGGAACACCTACGTACAGTTCGTCTATAGAAGAATTTTACTTTCATATAGACGACGCCTTTAGTGTAGGTAAACCTTTTATATATATATTAGATTCAATGGATAGTTTAACTACAGAAGACGAAGGTAAGAAGTTCGACGAACACAAAAAAGCACACCGCAAAGGCAAGCAAGCTAAAGGCTCATACGGTGATGGTAAGGCTAAGAAGAATTCAACTAATTTGCGAAGACTACTCACGCCACTTAAAAAATCAAATTCTATTTTAATTGTAATCAGTCAAACAAGAGACAACTTAGGTTTTGGCTTTGAAACAAAAACACGAAGCGGCGGTCGTTCACTGCGATTTTACGCTACATTAGAGATATGGAGTAGCATAAAAGGAAAGATCACAAAGGGTGTAAAGGGCAAGATAAGACAACTTGGTATTAAATGCTTGTGTAAAATTAAAAAGAATAGAATGACAGGTAAAGAGAGTTCTGTTGTGATACCGATATACCATTCATACGGTATTGATAATATAGGCGGGTGTATTGATTACTTAATTGAAGAGGACCATTGGGACGTTGCAGGAAAGAAAATCAATGCTGTTGAATTTGGTGTAGCCCTTACCGCAGATAAACTTATAGCGTACATAGAAGAAAACGAGAAAGAATACGAATTACATAAAATCGTAGGCACAGTTTGGAAAGAAATTGAGGAGGCTTGTGCTGTAAAACGAAAACAAAAGTACAAATAGGAGAAGGTTATCATGGATGAGCATCTGGCTTCTAAAATGCGTAGACAAATAATTGAATTGAGTTTGCTTTTAGGTTGTTCAGAACAGCAGGTTATTTATAAAGCGTTATCATTACTATACAAGCAACATGATCCAGAAGCGATAAAAGCTCGTAATCTTCAAGTACAGAGTAAACTTAATCGATACCAGAGGCAAATATACAGTCTGCTCGAAAAAGGTTTAAGCCAAAAAGAAATAGCAGAACGATACCACTGTGCCCCAGCCACTCTTTGTAGATGGTTAAAGAAAAGGAAACGCAATGAATCGAAAGTGGCTGATACTCGATTGTAATTACTTATGCCATAGAGTAAAACACACCGGGGCGTACTCGGTAGGCGAAGGCCTTAACCCCTCTGTTCTTGTTTACCTTTTTCTTAGAACAGTAAACACACTCCAAGAAAAGTTTAATACAAAGTATGTTGTATTCTGCTGGGACTACGGTAAAGGTAAGCGTTACAAAATGTATCCTGGTTACAAAGGTTCTCGTAAAAAAGAATTACCACCAGAAGAAGAAGTTTTAGAAGATCAGTTTAGAGTACAGATGGAGTTGATCCGTACTGAGTATTTAGCATCTTTAGGTTATCGAAACATCTTTCAACAAAAAGGATACGAAGCTGATGACGTGATTACTTCTGTTGCTCGTAATCTACCAGAAGGCGACGACTGTGTGATTGTTACGGCAGATCAAGACTTGTACCAAGTTATTTCTCCTACTATTTGTATGTACAACCCTCAGAAAAGAAAGCTAACAACGCTACAAAGTTTTAAGAGAGAATACGGTATTCTACCAAAGCGTTGGGCAGAAGTAAAAGCTATTGCAGGTTGCCCTACTGATTGTGTCATTGGTATAGAAAGGGTGGGTACCAAAACAGCAATTAAGTGGATTAAAAAAGAATTGAATCCTAATAATAAAATATACAGCAAAATAAAAAAACAAATTAAAGTAATTAAAGCAACTAACCTACCCATAGTAAAATTACCGCTAAAAGGTACTAAAGTATTTAGACTGAAGAAGGATCATTTGTCAAATACAAAATGGTCTAATTTATGCACACAACTCAGAATGAACAGCCTTAGAAATAAAAGTCCTTTTTGGTTAAGGAGAAGATAAGCGTGTCCAAATCATCTAAAGGAAGTGCATTCGAAAGAGAGATATGTAAAAAGTTATCCCTGTGGTGGAGTAAGGGTAAAAGGGACGACATCTTTTGGCGTACAGCAGGTAGCGGGGCAAGGGCAACCGTTCGTCACAAAAGAGGCAATAAAACATACGGACAGTACGGAGATATACAAGCTACTGATCCTATTGGGCAGAAGCTCGTTGATGTTTTTAGTATTGAATTAAAACGAGGCTATTCTGGTACGTCTGTTGCTGATCTACTTGATCAATTAGATGCATCAAAACCAACCGCTTACGAAATGTTTATTAATCAAGCTGAAGAGGATGCAAAAAAAGCAGGTACTGTGACATGGTTGCTTATCGTTAAAAGGAACAGACGAAAAGCTCTTGTTTTTATGTCGGCTCTGTCTGCTTTTCAACTTAAACATAAAGGTAGTGCTATTCGCAAGAGTAACCCTGTCTTCATCCTTAACATACATAAACGAAACGGTCGTATTATAAAAATATTTGGGACTACTCTAGATAATTTTTTAGAGCAAGTAGAACCATTACACATTAAACGGATGCACGATATGTTGGTGGTCTAATTATGAAAAAGAAAGAAGCGAAACAAATCTACAAATTGCTCGAGCAGTGGACTCGTGCTGAGATAATAGCACGACACGGTCCTTTTGATAATTTAGAGTTCGGACAATACGCTGTGATTAAGTTAGAAAAAGAGGACGAGATCCGTAAGCTATTGTACGGCACAAATAATTTGATAGACTTAGGAATCAAGTGGGGTATTTTGAAAGAGCGTAAGAAAAAGCGTAGAACTAAAAAAGTGAAGCACCCGCCAATGGACGATAATAGTGTGACTGGAGCAAAGTTTAGTAAAGCTAAATCAGATAAGAAAAGGAAAAAGAAAAGGAAGTCACTACTGTAATGCTTAAAAAGTTACGAATAAGAAATTTTCAAGCACATAAGAAATTAAACATTAGTTTCGATAAAGGTGTGACTACCATAACAGGCTCAAGTGATATAGGTAAGAGTGCTATTATACGAGCTTTACGTTTTGTAACACGCAATCAACCTTCTGGTGATAGTTTTATTAAAGACGGATCAAGTAAAACTAGAGTACGGTTACATTTTGATGAGCACCATGTGGGTCGAACTAAGGGTACATTTAATACGTACTCGTTAGATGGGCAAGTTTACTCTGCTTTTGGTTTAGATGTACCGGAACCTATTGTAAAAGCTCTAAATATATCCGATATCTCTTTTCAAGGACAACACGACGCTCCATTCTGGTTCAGCGAATCAGCTGGAGAAGTTAGTCGCCAGTTAAACCGCATTG